ATATTTTCTCATTAATATTGATCGTAGACCCTGGCAACCAATATTTAATAGATTATATAATGATATTCAGAATGGTATATATCACACTGCCACAATTAAGGGTCAACGCTCTGGTACTATCTATACATTCCAGGTTACAGATGCGTCGAATGGTAGAAGTTTCTATGGTTATTTTGGTAATAAAAATGTGTCGAAATCGGCTCCTATTATATTTGATCAAGAGCCTATATCTATAACAATTGCGTAAACTAAATATAATTAATTCTCTATATATGCCTGGATTCCAGACAATTATAGAAAGACGTGTAACATACACGCGCCCCAGCGTGGCGTTGTAAACTGCGCCACCTCCAGATGGGTTGCCTGGCGCCGCGGCGGCTTATACCCCTTAATATTTTCCGCTTTTTGTGCGTATAAAAAGGTGGCGACCACCTCATACATATTATCATAATCTGGGTCCGCGGGTGTTATATACATCAATGTCCGCTGCTGCTTCTCAGTTACATATTTGTCCAGGGCGATCGAATAAACCGCTAAATTCATCGCTTTCGGAATCGGTCCATCGCTATCCAATTGATAGGGTGCTGTTTCAGTTTGGAATATTTGGTTTATATCCTGATCGCGGCGCATAAGAAGTTCGTTGAGTTTTGAGTTAAGTTCATGGCTATTGCCCGTAGATTCTTTGACGTATCCCGAGCCTTTCGCTTTTGTTTGAATAGCACACCGCATTCTTCTTACTACTGGGATATAAAATTTGAAGTCTAAAGTTATCCGCAGCCTTAATTAACAATGACCGACCAGCGGTTAATTACTATAGATATTGTGGCGGGACGAACACTCTATAGCCGCACAGTTTATACAGAATACTTACCTACAACCGAAGACCTTAATTTCTACTATCGAGAATTATGCGGTCTTACCGACGCAATTATTACATCAACTATAGTCGATGTCCCGCCCGATTTCAATCAGGCACTTGTCGCGTTTAGCGAAGCAATTCCCACCCGTTTTCCTAATCACGATATTACAGCTACCCTTGAAGACGCCGCTAAAATCGAAAACTATCATAATTATATCAAACAATTGAGCGAAATGGAGAAATCCCGAGCTGTTCTTCAGGTTCATATCAAAACGGCAGCAACGGTCCCATGCGGCGTTCCTATTGCTGATCCACCGGCGGCATCTACTATTAAAAAGCGTCCACGCACCCATCGCCACGCCTGGGTTCGCGAAATTCTTCAATCGCTCGAAAGTGAAATGGTTGTAGGAGATGAATTAGTCGCATTAGAAAATGATGATCTTATACCGCACGCCTGGATTCTTACACCCGTGCTAGGAAGTGTGCGTGAAGAACGGGGAAGCCGTATTCTTGTAGACGCCGTCAAGGGAAAACATTGGGAATGCCTACTTGGCAGCAGTCTGTTTCCAGATTTTGTAGTGAGCCGACGAATTTCTACGCATAACTGGCTTTTCCAACACGCAAGTGCCGATGCTTTGCTACGTGCGACACTCGATTTCTATATCGCATCCCAAAACGCTGCGCTAGTTGGCGGATTAAGTGGCTGGATTCCTATTGCCGATAAGGAGTTTACATTATTGATAAATACATTTAAGAAAATTAAGGTAAACGAGCAGGTTCTTACAAGTCACACAGATCCGCACCATATCTATAATGTTCTCAATTCGATTGAACTGCGATGCCTTGCATCAAAAACAACAAACACCGATATTTGCCCCCTTGATACACATATGTTCCGTAAATACATTCACTATGTTGCTCAAGGGATGAATATGCCGCCCGAAAAATATCAGAATCTTGAAGGTGTCTCGCAAGTATTGCGCCGTTGGGAACGTAGCGAATTTGGCTTTCGCGGTGATATAGATCCTATTATACCGGCGTGGTCCAAAATGTGGAAGTTGGTTATGGCGGGAAAGCCCACTGTTGAACGTGTTGCCCTCTTTCTTGCCACGCTAGATGCCTGGAATCCTATGGAGGGAAATCTTCTATCAAAAGACCAATGCGATACAATTGCCGAACAGTGGATTTCTATCTTCATTGCTAATGAAACTGTTCCTGCCGTGGGTAAATATGAAATTGCCCTTATAGCCTACGATGAAACGCGGCGTTGGTGTCTACAATATTTGCCCGCTGCTATATTTGAGAAGGTGTTTAAAGTAGATCGTGTCATACGTGATACCTATGTAAAGTTAGGATTTAATGTGAAAAAGTCGCATATATTACGTATAGTTATGGGATTACAACTTCGTAATCCGTCGAAAAAGACGGTGTACGAAGGAAAGGTTGTTGACAAGACTCCAGATATTCCAGACCCGCCAATGTGGGTAGAACATCCCTATGTGCCAAAGAAGGTTCCCAAACCTACAGCAATGGGAAAAATTCGTGGTCGTCCGCCCCACGCCGGCTCTATTGCCGAAAAAGCTCGAGCGGGTCTTATTATGAATATGATGAGTGGAAATCCTAAGTCTGAAGAAAGTACAGACTCTGCATCGTCTGGCTCCAGTCTAAATGGGTCTAGAGATATACCATCTGCCGTTGCTGGAGAAAATGAACTTATTATGAATTTAGGGTCTATATGAAGGGTCGATCGTTCTGTAATCTTTTAGTAATTGATCATGTGCGGCGCGAGCGTCCATATAATTTTTTCCTAAATCTGTAAACACTGTAATTAAAAGATTATAGGCGGTATCTAATACTTGTAAATGCTCTTTTTGCTTATTATCAAGGTCTGAATTATTATATGGCACTGGATACTTATATGCAGGATTTTGATAGCCTTCTATAATATCTGCCTTATTCTTTGCAATAAACTGTGATCCAAACTGGGCGGTAGGTAGTGCCTGTTTGAGACTGGCTACCAATGTTTTATAATCATTGGTATTCATAATTGAAGATATTTGTGCTTGATACTGTAGCAATTGTGTCTGCGCTGCCATAATTTTCTTCTCTTCTTCTGCATGCTTCTTCATCATTGCTCCTGATATATCGGTTGATGGTACTGTGTCGGCAGTTTTATTTGCTCCAAATGTATATCCGCTGATATCTTGATGGGCTCCACTAATATCCTGTTTGGCTCCACTAATATCCTGTTTGGCTCCACTGATATCTTGCTGTTCTCCGCTACTATCTTGCCCATCTACAAAACATTCTAATAATTTAGCACCCTTATTGTTTGTTAAAAATTGGTTCTTTTGTATAGATAATTTCTGCTCCCGTGATTTTGTTAAATGCGAAGGTGGCACCAGCGTCCCATTTTTTGTGTTAGCAGCAGCAGCATCCACAGGCTTTTTGGTATATTTTGCCTCAATCAGCTTAACAATATAACACGTATCATCTGTAACATCAATCACTTGACCAAGAGCATTATTAATTCCATCCGGTAGTGTTTTGAACATATTCACCATATTTGTTATAGACGTAAGTATAAATGTATTAATTTCGGTAATCTTATCATCCTTTGCATTTGGATTTGTTCCAGATGCCGATGATTTTATATTATTAATCGCCATTGTGCGTTGTGCGGCATTTGCCGCCGGTGGTGGCGTCGATGTATCTTCAAATCCCTCGTGAATATAACAAGGATCCAACAGTGATCTATACATAACTAATATGGATAGAGCTAGTACTCCGAGTACAGTAACAAGAACTAGTGGAATTATATGTCCAAAGCGTTCTAGCATTCCTATTCGGGGTTACGATTTTAATGATTCTGCTTGCGACTTACTGTAGTTCGAATTTTGAAGACTATTCATTTGCTTTTGGTAAGCTATGAACGTATTATTTGTATTATTCATCCGTGTGTAAGCTGCCATTGCATTTTTATAAATATTGCCAACCTGCGTAGAAAATTTTGTTAACAGATCCTGCGCCTGCGAGAGTATTGTATAGTATCCTATTTGTTCCGATGTGAGTTCTATTGTAGCATAAGGTACAGGAAAACTAAACTTATTATTTACATAAGGTTGATTCTGAAAATTTTCTAACCGTCCGCCATATTGAAGATTACAAGTAGCTTGCGCCTTATTATTATCTTTCTGCTGGTCCTCCTCGCTTTTTGTACTATAATCTGAAATATTTTTCTTATAATCAGATTCACATTTATTTATTTCAGCAGTTACTTGTGTATTATTAATATACATATTCAAATAATTTGCAGTTCCTTCAATTCCTGTACAATCTTTGAGCCATTCTTGTACAACTGGACTTTCTAACATTTGTGAGAAGATCTTTAATTTTCCTTCTAGATTCTGGGATAGGTTATTTAATGTTGCAGGAGCTATTTCAGTACTATCCTGGAATCCCTCTGCAGCGGGCGCAGCGGTCGCAGTAACCTGCGAACAGTCTAGCATCCCTTTCTGTTTATGACGATACAGATAGAGTGCTATTTGATTTGCCCATGTAGACTCGGCGTTTTTTGCGCGCGTCCGTTGTAGTGCCTGCTGCTGTTCCCTTGGTAACTGATATTCGGATTGATCGGCGACTTCGGCGGCTTTACTCTTAACAAATTTATCGTGTACACTTTTATAAATAGAACACGTTTGCGCCTTCATATTTCCCGTATTATCAATTGTATCTTGTAAATTCTGGTTATATTTATCAAATGTCGCATTCATATTTGTAAGTGATGTATATATATGATTATTAACAGGATTGACATCCTCAAAATGCTCATACGCATTCTGCTCGCCTTTACAACACGATTGTGACTTTATCATTCCAACAATAAATGATATAACCGTAACCGCGAAAAATAGAAAAAATGCATAGGATAAAATATCGACTATGATTCCACTCGGCGGCGTTGCGGAAGGCATCCCTATTTAATAAACATATAATCCACTAGATTAGAAGATTGTATTATGTACAACGCATACAAACGTGGAGGATATCCGCGCCCACCTACATTACCTGCTGGTACACAGTATTGTCCTCCCGTACCGGGTATTGTATCGACGGCAACTGGTTTTATAGATGTTGGTAACGCTTATAAGAACCTGCCAGAATCATCGCGTATGCAACAGCAGCAATGTCGACTTATGTACGTCAATAATGTGCCGGTAGCGGTTCAATCCGGTGATAGCAATAACGTTCCTTATATTGAGGTGATACCTACACCAGCGTCGGCGACCACCCTTAGTATTCAAACTACAGTTTTACTTGCCGCCAATAATCCATATAACCCGGCAACGCGTTTTGCGCAGTATTTTCCGCCTTTACCTCCGCCCCCGCCGTGTCCTGTGTCAGTACCCAATCCTGGTTATGTAGCACCCTGTATACCTCCATCAATGTTTCGAGGGTCATTAGCTCCATAGAAAATGTTGGACCTACGTAGAACATGCCTACTACAGACTTTTCTGCCAGTCTCACCACCGCGCGCCGTAAGCAACTTGCTCTTTTCTCATGGCGCCAAAATGACCAATATTCGTACAACCCGCAGACTAAGAACGCTGAACAGGCGCCTTCTCATGGTTCGCGTGGAACTGGTCCTTCTGGACAGACCTATACTGATATTATTCAGGGTGGATTCTTAATCGGTCAGACCAACTCAAATGCTAATCCTGGAGCCACGCCAGCGTGCAATACGACAAGTGGATGCTCCGCGTCGGTTACGCTACAGGGCTTTGTGCGTAACTCTCCGGCTAATGCTAATTCATTAGGTGGCGGCTCAGTATAAACTTATACTTTGTTGATAATGTGTAACTTGGTTACAATATATCAATAAGAAATATCGGGTCGTAGCGATGATCGGCACATATAAAAAAGTGTAAACGCGGTTGCCGCCTGTATTAGTGCAGCTAGAAGCGATGCTACAAGCAAGGGTGTTTCTAATTTCTTGTAAAGTGTCAGTCCCAATACAGCGGTAATTAAGCTTACAATACCCATTCCAGCGAAAAAATAGCACCAGTTGTACGCCCAAGCCGGTTTCGATTCCATTTATTTATGTATTCGATTTTTTATTTTTTAGTGTTTTGATGTTTGTATGTTTAAGCGCGGGGAGCAGCCTTCTTCACGACCTTCTTCGGTGCAGGAGCCGGCGCAGGAGCAGGTACCGGCTCAACGACCTCCTCCTCCTCCTCCTCCTCAGCCTCTGCCTCGTCATCGGCAACAAACGCAGACTGAGAAGGCGCAGCCGCAGGCACATCATCATCATCGTCGTCGACAAACGCGGGAGCACTAGAGCCGGTCTCCGCCGCCTGGTCTACACGCGCCTGGTGGAGCTTCCAGCTGATGCCGAACTTACCACCGGCAACCCAAATGCTGGTCGCATCCAGAATACACGTGACCTCAGCACCACGGCGAAGCACCTCCATCGGCGTGACACCCTCAATCTTACGATCCTGGTCGTCATACATTGCGGCGTCAAATACACCAGTATTGTAGTTCTTCTTGATAGCAACCGACTGGACAGGAGCACGGTCGTTGCCCTGCTTGTCCTTGCTGACGCGGATGCTCTTCGTGTAGAGCGCGCTCACCGTCTCACGGCTTACCTTCTCCAGACCTAGCCAGTTCTTGGAGTTCTTGACACCCTGGTCAATGACGTAATCGTCAATCGCCCGGAGCATATCATAGTACGCATTTAGCTTCGGGCTGGTCGCACGGTTCTTGAAGTCCAGATTCAGCTTGAACTTGCCGTTGCCCTGGTAGTCACCAGAGTCAAACGGTACCGGCATACGCGGAGCCTGGACACGGAGCTTGCCGCCATTGTAGCTTAGATAGACAATCGCCGCCGGCGAGTTATCTAGACCCTTCTTGGTCGGATCGACCTTAAGGTTGGAAAGGGAGAACTTAGCGGCAGTTACAGGGGCAGACATTTTGCTTAGCGAGTTGTTGTTACTTTTGGTTAGCGAGTAATAACAAGAGGGGAATGCTGAATTGCAATGTGGAAAAAAGGGGCGTCAATTTTTATCCGCCCGGTGCTGAAAAATTCTAGGTTTGCGGTGGAGGTAGTAGTAGCGGTGGCATAGCTCGCGGGGCAGTCAAATTAAGTATATCTGCAAACCATCCTCCTAATCCGAAAAATCTTGGAGGCTCTGTTGGAGGCAAGGCGTCCATATCATCCTGTGCTACAACACTTTCATATAGCCAAGAATATGCTTGTCGGGCTGAATCGCTGACAAGAGTCAATGTACTTATGATATACATTGCGCCCAAAATTCTATCATTTCTATCCGTTGCCGATGTAATCATAGCACGAATGACCCCCATATTAATTTTTTGTATACGCTCTAGCGGGAATGTTGCTATAACAAAGGGGGAATACTTGAAAAGACCTGTTAGATAATTTGGTACTATCTGCCGTTTTTGCTCCGGTGATAAATTTGCCCTATAGTTCCATATCGCATAAATCTGCCGATAGAATTTCATATGTTCTTCAAGGGTTAGATTGAGAAACCATTCGGGTGATGAATAATAATTCAGCTCATCGATGATTTGAAATAGATCGACCACTTTCATACGATACTGCTGTATCGGTGTCGACGGCTCAAGTTTTGCCCACTCCGTTGTGTTGCCGTGCGCTGTTCGCCGTCTTACGATCTTCTGAACTTTCCTGACTTCTAACAATGGTATTAGGTCGCGATTGAACGGATTTTCGACTTTTTCGTCGTCGGTGCTATTTGTAATCAAGGTGTTTATAGACCGCAAATCGAATCCATAGATATGCTGTTTTGTATCTTTGTAGGAGAAAAATAGGTTTCCGCTGATATCGCTGATAGGATCGGTGGAGAAGAAGTCCGTATCATTAATACATAGTGAACGGGTGTAATAGGCGGGACCGCGATGTCTTACATTATGCCGTCCTATATTGTCCCTGAACCATTGTTGTATTTTGGCGGCGGCTGTAGCGGCGGCAAGCTTCTCCGCGGCTTGCTTTGTTATACGGCGGATTCTTCCTGGACTTGCTACTGTCTGTACCCAGGGATGTGGATTTTTATAGTGTATACCACAATAGTCTCCGTGTGTAGCTATTTTTGGGCAACGGGTCTTGGGGGTCCGCTTTGATTTTATATTTTTACATGTTGAGTAAGAGTTTTCCATCTCTCTAACGGTTTAAAAGATTTTTTTCCGCGCTTTTTTCGTCATTTTTCACCCTCCGGTTGAACAAAATTGATTGATATTAAAATTTGTAACTACGCTAAGTATTCCCCCGCGTTTGATTGAGCCAAAAAACTCCTCGGTCACACATATAACAACAATGAGCTCTGCCCCTGCCAAGCGTGCCCCTGCCAAGAAGACTGCCGCCGCCACTGCCGCCGCCGCCGCGCCGGCTGCGCCCGTTGCCGCCGCCAAGGTTGTCGCCCCCGTTGCGGCGCCTGCGCCTGCCCCCGTTGCGGCGCCTGCCGTTGCCGCCGTTGCCGAGGAGGTCAACGTCGTCAAGGACTTCAACTCCCTTGTGGAGAAGGTCAACTCCCTGCGTACGGTGCTCGGCGCCGTCCTGTCGGACATGAAGAAGCTCGAGAAGCAGATCCCTCGCGAGCTCAAGAAGGCGTCCAAGGGTCGCCGCCGCCGCGCTGCCGCCGTGACGGAGGGCGGTGAGGCTGCGCCCAAGAAGGAGTCGGTCTTCACGAAGCCGACGCCCATCTCGGACTCGCTCTGCACGTTCCTCGGTGTCGCGAAGGGCTCCCTGCTCTCGCGCTCGGCGGTCACGACGGCGGTCTGCAAGTACGCCAAGGACCACAACCTGATGGAGAAGCAGATCATCAAGGCGGATGGTGCGCTGCGCAAGCTCCTTGCGCTCAAGGAGACGGATGAGCTGAAGATCCTCAACCTCCAGCGCTACCTGAAGCCCCACTACCTGAAGGCGGCGGTGGCGGCGCCGGTGAAGGCGTAAATGGCTTGCTGATACACAAACTCCAAAAAATATATAACACTTCCTTCCTATACCTTTCCACCCTAAACTTAAAAAACCATAAAAATGTCTGAAAAACCCCCAGTCCAAAAACCATAAAAATAGAAAAACTTAAAAAAACTCAAAAAAACAAAAACCCCTGCGATAGCTCAGATGGTAGAGCGGAGGACTGTAGTTTTTAGCAAACTGCTTAGCAATGTCTTCCTTAGGTCACTTGTTCAAATCAGGTTCGCGGGACGTGTTTGCTCTTATTCTGGTCGTATAGCTCAGTGGTAGAGCACCAAGCTGTTATTTATATGGAAATTACCATATAGCAACCACTTGGGAGTCTGTAGTTCAATCCTACATTCGACCGCATCTCTTTCTAAGAGATTGGTGGACACTATCTCCCTTGTTTTTTTAGCCTATTATATAGCCTAAAAAATGATAAACCCCGGTTGCGTTTATATACAAAAACATTCATCAAGGGTAAGATGGGGTATATATACAAAATTACTCATAAAGAAAGCAAAAAATCATATATAGGTCAAACTGTAAAAGATTTAGAAGAACGATGGCGGGAACACTTGAAGAAAACGAGCAATTGCCGATATTTATCACATGCTCTTAAAAAATATGGAAAAGATGCATTTGAATTTAAGTTAATATGTGTATGTTTTGACGAAGATCTTAACTGGTATGAAACAGATTATATGAAAAAATATAATACAATTTCTCCCAACGGTTATAATTTACGAGAAGGTGGTAATAGTGGAAAGCAACACGAAGATACAAAAAAGAAGATATCTAAGACATTAAAGGACAAATTTGCTAGATTAGAAATAATACCAAATAATGGATGTCTTGGAAAACCATTAACTACAGAACATAAAGAAAAAATCAGCAAAACTCTCGCTGGTGTGGTAAAAAGCAAAGAAATGAAAGAAAATTTAAGTGAGTCTAACAAAAAATACAAAGTATTGCAATATACATTAGACGGAATTTTAGTTAACACTTATGATGGATGCGTTGTTGCTGCGAATGCTATGAATACACATAAAAGTACCATTTCAGCAGCGTGTAATGGAAAACGCAAAACATACAAAGGTTTTATTTGGAAATATACAAATCGTAATGACCCTATAGCCTAAAAAACATACTTCATAATAGATATGGCGTACCGTCCAATGATACCCGGTGAGTGTGAAGCTTGCTACTTAGAAGATGCCGCACGCTTTGCCGCTATGCCTAAAGCCCTTAAGCCAAAAGTGCTTGCCGAATTACGTAAAAAAGATGCTCAAACTGCCGCTAATATTAAAGCATATCACGAAAGGAACATAGCAGATGAAGCGGCACGGGTACAGAAGCTGGCAGCGGACGAAGCGGCACGGTTAAAGGCAATAGCAAATCTTAAAGCACGGGAAGAGAGTATGCGTGCCCCCTCACGTGCAGCACCTGGATTTATAAATATGCCTATTCCAGCTAGCCAAAACCTGACAAACGCCTTTAAGAATATGTCGCGCAAAAACCGTCGTTCGGCACGTAAGGCAAAGAAAAACACCCGTCGCAGGTAAGATGGCGACTGGGACTGCGAATAAAGATCTTATCGAGGCTGTCCGGCACTATGTTCATTTTGATAATCTTGCCGAGGCATTAAACAAACAAGTCAGCAATGCACGCTCAATGCGCGGGCAATATGAAACCAAGATTCTTACAAATCTGGAATCTACAGGTATGAAAAACGCTGTCCTCCAAATCAACGGTGCTACTTTACAGCGCGCCTCACGTGTTCAAGCAAACCCACTTAATTGGGGTTTTCTAGAGGAGCAACTTCACGCCTACTATACGGCACATCCTGTCAGGAGCGGCGATGAGACCAACGCTATTCTAGATTTCTTACAAAATCATCGTGGGTCTAAAACGACCGACTACCTCAAAAAGACCGTGCTTGGTGCTAGCGGAGGTGGTGCGGACAGCGGATATAAAAAACCTCCGACGTAATACTAGAACTTATTTGTGGATTGGTGGGCGATGAATACATTTTTATTAAATACTATACAACGAAAACTCAAATATAATAAAATTACACAATGGTTTCACACACTTGTTGAGGAAAAAGAACACGAAGGAACGCCAGCAGAAACAATTATGGAAATGTCAGACTTATTTATCGATCTATTGAAACAAAAACGGCTAAACCTAGGAGTGACCGAAAAGGCATTCCGTCGTAGTATGTGTAGCGCATTGTGTACTATGAAATTATATAAAGATGTAAATATTTATAAAACGCGCCCATCTGGAGCATATCCATCCGAATGGAACCGTGATGTAGAATTAATGTGGCAGGAATGGATTGAAGTGCGTTGTTTTAAGAACTGGATCGCATTTTGGGCTCGTCTTCCTGTGCGTACGTGGGAAATGGATTTGCCAGGTTGGCGCAAAGGAATGGAATCTATACTTATGGCGCATGTCCAGCGTGAAATTGATGTGCTTGTTGATGCACAAATTATTGTAGAAGATGAACAGGGTGAATATGTAGATAGCAATCAGTATGAGTATACGGAAGAGTTCTAAGGGGCGACGGCATTAACAATATGTATTATCAATGATAATCGTTATTGTTTACACTTAAGAAGACCACGAGTTCTTATTGAACGGCAGCACTGTAGTATCATCCAGCTGATCACGGAACTTCTGGACACGCTTCTCGAACTCTAGTTCGTCCGTTGTCGGCGGAAGCGCAACTTCACTATTATTCAGCTCATCCATTGCGTTCTTGGCAGGGCGGGCACCAAAGCAGTTCACGCCAAAAAGGAGCTCGGGATTGTCAAAGTAACCGCCGTTAATACCTGGGCGACCACACGCATTGTGGTACTGCGGATGTCCCTTCTGGAGCTTTTCGTAGGTTGCTTTCTGCGTAGGATAGACCGCCATCTGTCCCTTCACCCAGCCATAGTTACACCAATCGGCACCATTCTCGTATGCAGCCTTTACCTGGTCGTAGGTCGCAAGGTCGCTGTCGAGCGCAGCACACACAGCTGCCGCATCGTGAAACGTGTAAATGTTACGGCTCACATTAAATACCTGCTTGCCGTCGGTGCTGAAATTCGGGTGCGGGAGCATACCTGATATAAACGTGCCAGGCTGACCCGATTGCGCACCAGGCATACCGGACGGGCGATTTGCTGGGCTCGGTAAATCGGGGTGGGGTGGAGAATCTTCATTCTTCATAGGCTTCAAGGTTGCGGTCAGATCGCCAGGGGCGCCCATATTATCAGCAGTGCCAAATTCGGCACTTACAGTCCCACGACCACGTATAATCTTACTAATATTCTTAACGCCTAAATCAATGTAATAACCGATATTTCTATAGTAAATAT